GCCACATCACCGTCTAAGAATCATTATGTGTCTTTTTCTATAAAAGAAGTGGTACCAGCAGATTATGCGGCACAAACTGATGTACAACCAGGAACTTCTATAGCAATAAGTAAGACTGGTGCTAATCTTTTACAATTGGGTTCTGAAAAGCTCGGAATTGCAACTTCAGAAGGTTCGGCCGGAACGTCTACGGCTCCTTCCGGTACGTCAATAGTAAATGAGGTAAATTCTTTAGCTACAGGAATAGAATTTGCTTCTAATTGGACATCTAAGGCTTTAGCTAAAGGTTTAACAATATCACCACAGACAAAAACTTTAACTGATGTTATTTCTCTTTATATGCCCGATTCATTAGAGGCTACATATAGTGCTTCTTGGGAAGAGATGAGTTTATCTGCGTTAGGTCCAACTCTGACTAGTTTAAGAGCAATTGATCAAATAGCTGATGCTAATCAAGGTGGAGATTTTAGTTCTATAGCGAAAGGAATAGAAACTGTTGGTAATTACGCATCATCATCACCAGAAGCTACTTTATTGGCTACAAATCTTCTTGGCAACAAGCTTGGTTTGAATGGTGATAATTTACAAAAAGTGTTATTAAAAGGTCAAGGATACGCATTAAATCCACAAATACAATTCATTTTTAATCAAGTTGATTTTCGTTCATTTACTTTATCTTTTATATTCACACCAAAATCTCAGCAAGAAGCTGACACAATAAATAAAATCGTTGCAACATTTAAAAGACATTTTGCACCAAGATTTCAACAAGGAAAATCAACTTCTAATGAGAGTATGTTTCTTATACCACCATCTACTTTTGAATTAAAATTTAAAATTGGTCAAAAAGAAAATACATACATTCCAAAGTATGGAGAGTGTGTATTAGAAAATATGAGTGTAAACTATACTCCTAATGGATTTGCTGTGTATTCTACCGGTGTTCCTGTACAGACACACTTAAGTCTTTCCTTTAAAGAAATAGTAATTGTTGATAGAGATTCACTAGATCAAGGTAAATTAAGATAATGAAATACTTTAATACTCTTCCTCAAATTGCTTCAATAGACTATAAAGGTAATTCCATTGCTTTGACTAATCTATTGGCCAGAGCTGAAATTGCATCAAGTCTGTTGAATAATTCTTTGTTATTTTATAAATATGATATACAAGATGGTGATACGCCTGAAATTGTAGCAGACAAATATTATGGAGATTCTTATAGATATTGGTTAGTTCTTTTTTCTAATCAAATAATTGATCCACAATGGGACTGGCCATTGGCTTCACCACAATTTCAAGCATATCTATTTAATAAGTATGCAACAGTTGCAGGTGGTATACAGAATGTCACAGCATATACTCAATCTACAACATATCAATATTTAAAAACAATTACTACAGTTGATAGTACCTCAAGCACCTCTACATCGGTAACAATTACTATTAATCAATCGGTATATGCTAATACTACTTCACAATCAACAACTAAAATATTTCCTAGTGGTGCTACGGTAACACAAAATGTCTCGGCAATAAGACAGAGCATATATGATTATGAAAATGAATTAAATGAATCTAAGAGAAATATAAATTTGATTAAATCTACTTATGTTCCGGCTTTAGAAAGTCAATTTAGATCGTTAATGAGCGCATAACTTGGCAACATATTCTCAAGTACCATCAACACCAGGTATAGTATTTGCAAAAGACTATTCGTTAATTAATTTGACGATGTTGACTGCTGTGGATACTATTGATTTAAAAAGTATATTAACCGAATTGTCATATCATGAAGATTTATTTGGTAGTACAGCTTCTGGTTACTTGATGATTGTAGATTCTATGGGTTATATTGAGAATCTGAATCTAAATGGTAATGAATATATTCGTATGACATTTGGTAAAACAGCCGATAATATTAACTGGATTGATAAATTATTTCGTGTATATAAAGTAGACAAGCGTAAACCAGAAGGTAGTGGTTCAACAGAATCTTATTCATTTTATTTTTGTTCAGAAGAATTATTATTATCGGAACAATATAAAATCAGTAAGTCTTATCCCAATAGTACTATTTCTACCAATATTATTGATATATTATCTACGAATTTAAAAGTTCCCACCAAAAAAATTGGCATCATTGAAGCCACGACTGGTGTATATGATTTTATAGTGCCTAATATTAAACCTTTTGATGCCATTAACTGGATGTCAACTTATGCCAGACCAGCAACAAAGAATGTCGGTGCTGATATGGTTTTCTTTGAAGATAAAGTAGGTTTTAATTTTAGGTCTATACAATCATTAATGAGTGGACCAGTATATCATAATTATAGTTATAGTCCAAAGAACTTAGATAAAAAAGTACAACCAATCAATAGTCAAGTATATAATGTAACAACCTATGAAATCATGGACTCATATGATTCATTAGGAGCCATAAATTCTGGTATGTTTGCCAATCAATTAATCTCGGTTGATGTATTAACAAGATCATATAAGGCAACCAATTTCAATTATACGAATAGTGTCAAACCTGTATTAAATCCTAATCAAATTTCTAATAATTTAAAGAATAGATTTGGTAATTCATTAGATCAAACACCACAGGCCTTATTGAAACTTGTCTTTTCAAATTTTAATGAAAACGATTCTTCTTATATTAAAGGAAAACCTGGCTCTGTAGCACACAATATCTACGCAGAAACTTATATTCCATATAGAACGGCTCAAATGGCACTATATAACTACATGCGTGTTAAAATATCAGTACCCGGTGATCCTGGTTTAACTGTTGGCCAAGTGATTGGTTTTTCTTTACTTTCTAAAAATCCTAATCAAAAAGAACCTGATAATTTTTATTCTGGTAACTATTTGATAACTGCTGTGAGACATATGATATCGATGAGTGCATATAAAACTGTTATAGAAATGGCAAAAGAAAGTACAGTCAAACCATATGTTGCTGTTGATAACACTTCTAGTCTTTGGAAGAATTCTGTTCAAGGTATTATATAATGAAATCAATCACTAATTTTGCCGGTTTAAATGGATTTGTATGGTGGGTAGGTGTCGTTGAAAATAGAAATGATCCATTAAAACTTGGAAGATGTAAAATTCGTATATTTGGATGGCACACAGATAATTTACAATTAATACCATCAAAAGATTTACCTTGGGCTCTTCCAATATTACCCATTAATGATTCAAAATCATTCACTACACCAGTAGAAGGTGATTATTGTGTTGGTTTCTTTATGGATGGCGAATCCGGTCAATTCCCCATATACTTTGGTGTGTTACCTTCAGTTCCTTCTGTTGCCGCCTCACAAGATCCTAGTGCGCCCCAGAGTGGGTTCAAAGATTTAAGATCAACGACAGAATTAACTAATTCGCCTGCACTTCCTGCTTCGGTAACAGCACCAACTGATGGTTCTGGCGCATCTGTAACACCACAACCGGCTAAAAGAAATCCAGAAATTGCTGGATTTCCGGATATATCAAAATTAGCCATAAATGATCCTAATAATCCACCTGCACAAATTACTCAAAGATTACAAGATGTTGTTAAAGATATTCCTGGACCAACTAATACGAATTTAGCAACAGCAATTGCCGGAGCCGCGGCTGGTGCTCAAGAAGCATTAACTGGTATTACACCTAATTTAAAATCTTTAGTACCAAATGTAAGTTCATTATCTAACGCATTAGCTGGAATAACTCCTAGTTTAAATTTAGTTGGCGTACAAGGTACTCAAGGGTTTTCAGGAGTTCAAGGTACATTCGGCGTACAAGGTATTCAAGGTCTAGCTGGATTAGGCGCAGCTGGTTTTCAAGGACCAATAGGTGCACAAGGACCATCTCCATCGGTTATAGCCAAAGCTCAATCTGCAATACAAAGTCAATTGGCTGCAGCACAAGCCTCGGCCGCATCAGTGTTAGCAAATACACAATTTGCATCCTCAACCAGTTTAGATTCATTAAAAAGTAATGCTAATTCTATTGCTGATAAAATATCTTCAAAATTAT